CACGTAGAGATACAACGTATGTAACTTCTGGTGTAAATGCTAATGGCAATCTGTCTGGTGGTTCACGAGACATTCAGTGGGGCTGGCAACCGGTTGGCGGGGGCAGTTTAAATGATGCAGGATTGACGCCAAACTACTTGGTGGCAACGACATTTGTTGGTACAGTAAGCATATCTTAAGGAGCTTAAAATGGCGTATACAAAATCAGCCGACGGCATTGCTAAAAAAGGCAAGACCGAGGGCAAAAATTTAGGTGATAGCGGCCCTATCGCTGGCATGATGCACGGTGGAAAAGGCAAAGGTAAGGGTAAAACCAATGCCGATATGAAGGCTATGGGCCGTAACTTGGCAAAAATTGCCAATCAGAAACGAGGTTAATCATGGCTAAATTTAGCAAAAAAATAATGGGTAAAGAAGTTGGCGATGCCGCGGTCTATGCCACGCCACACACAATGACTGGTAAAGTTGTTAAAGCTTCTGAGAACCCCGGCTCTGGCCCTGACCACAGCGATGCCAATACAGTCAATATGTCTGTTGGAAACATTTCTCGTCGTGCGCAGCCAGCAACTAAAACGTCTGGTATCAAAATGCGTGGCGCAGGTGCAGCTACCAAAGGCTTTATGAGCAGAGGCCCAATGGCATGAATTACGCCGACCTTGTCACGCAGGTAAGCGATTACTGCGAGAACTCTTTCCCAACTGACAATATGAACGTGTTCATTCGTCAGGCGGAGCAGCGCATCTATAACACCGCGCAGCCCGCTAATTTGCGAAAGAACGTGACAGGCGTATTGACCACTGGCAACAAATATCTTGAATGCCCCACAGACTTCTTATCGGTATATAGCCTTGCCGTATACCCGTACAACACCACAACTGCCACAGGAACAGCTGGGCAGAAAACAATTGTAGTGGCTAGTACTACAGGTATTGCAGCGGGTCAGCAAGTTACAGGCACGGGGATTGGCACTAACGCACAAGTTAGAAGCATTGCAGGTACTACGATTACATTAACAGTGGCCAATAGCGGCGCTGTATCTGGCTCTGTAGTGTTTCAGGGTGACTATTTGTATCTGCTAAACAAAGACGTTAACTTCATCCGTGAAGCCTATCCTTTGTCTGCGTTTGCATCTGAGCCTAAACATTACGCAATCTTTGGCCCACGATCTGACAATGTGAATGAGCTAACGTTTATCGTTGGCCCAACACCTAGCGCGGCCTATAACGCAGAGCTTCACTACAACTACTATCCTGAGTCTATTGTGACGGCGGGGACTACATGGTTGGGTGATAACTTTGATTCTGTTCTGTTATACGGAACTATCTGCGAGGCTTACACCTACATGAAGGGTGAGGCCGATATGGTTGCACTTGCCCAACAGCGTTATGTACAGGCTATTGCTTTGTATAAAAACTTGGCGGATGGCAAACAACGTGCTGATGCTTATCGTGATGGTCAAATTCGGACGACGGTTTCATGAGCAGCATTCTCCAAACTCAGACGACTAGCTTTAAAACAGAGCTGTATACGGGCGTTCATAACTTGTCTACAAACACGTTAAAGATTGCTTTGTACACGGCTAACGCTAATTTAAACGAAGCCACCACTGTTTACACAACAGACGGTGAAGTTAGCGGTACAGGTTACAGCCCCGGTGGAGTAACTTTGACTGGCGTAACAATTAACTCGTCTGGTTATACAGCTTATGTAGACTTTGCCGACGTGGTGTTTAACGCATCCGTAACAGCTCGTTGTGCTTTGATTTACAACGTTACTCAGGGTAACAAATCCATTGCTGTGTTGGACTTTGGGTCTGACAAAACATCCACCAATTTCACCATCACAATGCCTGCTAATACAGCCACGGCAGCATTAATTCGTTCTTCTAACTAAGGAGTCACTATGACTATTGAAAAACTTAAAGCCACTGACGTAGTCTCTAGTGGTCTGACTTGTAACACTAAAGCTGGTGAAACTGCACAAGCTACAGGCGTATACCACGTTGAGTGCCATGATAAAGATGGCAACTTGAAATGGACTGCCGACTCCAAAAACTTGGTTGTCAACGTTGGCCTCCAGTACATGGCTGGTACTGCGCTAACTTCTGTTACTCAGATTACCACTTGGTATCTTGGCCTGTATGGTGCTGGTGCTTCTAATACACCTGCGGCTGGCGACACTATGTCTTCACACGCTGGTTGGACAGAGGTTACTACTTACAGCAACGCCAACCGTGTTACTGCTACTTTTGCAACAGCGACTACCGCCAACCCTTCTGTGGTAACTAACTCTGCTTCTCCAGCAGTGTTTAACATCAACGGCACAACAACCGTTGGCGGCGCTTTTCTTACAAGCAACAACACTAAGGGCGGCACGACTGGCACTTTGTTCTCTGCGGCAGATTTTGGCTCACCCGGTGATCGCTCTGTGGTCAATGGTGATACCTTGTCTGTGACATACACATTCAGCTTGGCTGCATAACATGTCAGCATGGGGCAGCGGCACTTGGGGTGAAGGTGGCTGGGGCTTTACGGCTTTTACCAGCACTGTAAACGACTCCGCCACGGGAAGTGATGCCGCTGTTTCGGTTGCCAGTGTAAACGCCGCTGTTAATGAGACAGGTACAGCAGTAGACGAAAATAGTGCACTGTCGGTAATTAGCGCTAGTGTCAGCGAAACAGGCACTGGGTCAGATGCTTTAGTAGCAGGGCAGTTTATTGACGTTGCAGTTGCTGAATCAAGTACTGGTAGCGATGCAATATTAGCGGCTGTTGGAAATTCTGCAACAGTAGATGAGTTGTCTACAGGTTCAGATGCTGTAACTAGCACGCCTACGTATTCAGCGGCAGTGAGCGAAAGTTCAACTGGCACAGACAGTGTAACGTCAAGTTTTATATTCTTTGGAGACGTACAAGAGTCAGCAACGGGTTCCGATACAACAAGCTCGACACTTACGCTGAGTGCGTCAATTGATGAGACTGCTACAGGAACAGAAGCACTTACAACAAACGTAAGTCTTAACCCGACGGTAGCAGAAAGCGCGGTAAGCGCGGATACTTTGGCGGCAGCGGCAGCGTTTATTTCGTCTATTACAGAATTAGCAACTGGAACAGATACTGTAACTGCGCGGCCTTTCTGGGAAGTAATTGATGACACGCAGACTGCAAACTGGCAAAATATCGGTAACACGCAAACGGCAGGTTGGACTGCTATTGCAACGACTTAGGAGCAATTAAATGGCAACAGCGTACTCAACCAACTTAGAACTTGCGCTGCCGGTTCAGGGCGAGCTATCTGGTACATGGGGTGATACCGTCAACAACGGTATTACGCAGTATCTTGATACGTCAATTGCGGGTAGTCAGATTATCAGCGGTAGCCAAACTGCGGTTACGTTAACGAACACAAACGGCGACGCTGCTGCTACCAACATTGCACAAGTTGGCAGTGGTGCTACGGGTACGGCGCAGTATCAGATTATTCGCTGTACAGGCAATCCTGCGGGGCTGCTGACAATTACAGTCAGCGAAACCGTTACTGCGGGTTACAGCAAGACTTACATCATCATTAACGCTACATCCACAAGCCAGTCGGTAAAGATTGTAGGCAGCGGCCCCACTACAGGTATTACAGTTGCTTCTGGCGACAAAGCGTTTGTAGCGTGGAGTGGCTCTGACTTTGTGCGAGTGGGCGCATCGGCTGGCGGTTCAACTACCCAAGTTCAGTACAATAATGCAGGCAATTTGGCAGGCTCTGCCAATCTGACCTTTGACGGCACAACGCTAACGGCCAATGACATCATTGACTCTTCGCTGACAGCCAGCAAACCCGTATTTACAAACGGCAGTAAAAACTTGGTGTCTACTGGAACGCTGGGTGTTGACCAAGGCGGTACAGGTTTAACAACTACAACAGCGTACAGTGTGGTGTTTACTGGTACTACCGCTACAGGTAACTTTCAAGCTTCTGCTGGCCCCGGTACAACAGGGCATGTTCTAACAAGTAACGGCGCGGGTGCTTTACCAACTTTCCAAGCGGCAGCGTCTTCCGGTGCTACTAAAGGTCAAGCAATCGTACTTTCAATGATTTTTGGATAATAAGGAGCAAACATGGCTACCCCTAATTTAGCAAACGTAACAACAATCACACCTGCAAATTCGCAGGTTTATCTGACAACAACTAACGCAACAAGCCTTGCAAGTAATGCGGCTTCAAGCGGTACGGTGTTGAAGATTGAAAGTTTGGTTGTGTCAAACTCAGATACAACAACGGCATATACCGTTACGATAAATACTTACAGCGCCGCCGCTTTGGGTGGTACGGCATATCCGATTGTTTCTACTTTGTCGGTTCCTGCCAACTCTTCAGTCATTGTGATTGACAAGACCAACACCATTTACCTCAATGAGAATCAATCATTGGGTGCAACGGCTGGTACAGCAAATGAAATTTATGTAAATACTTCTTATGAGGTAATGTCGTAATGAGCCAAAGAAACCCCGGCGGCCTGATCAGCGGAACCGCCATCAATGTAACTACATTTGGGGCAAGTGGCATCTTCACTTTGTCTCAGGTGCAACAGTTCATTTCCGCTGGCAGGTGGCCTCAAAACTTCTTTACCGTCATTGAAACTATCACAGGTTCAGGCACATGGGTGTGTCCCACAGGTGTTACAACTGTTGACTACCTTGTAGTCGCAGGTGGCGGTGGTGGTGGATTTGGTGTTTGTACTAGCTACGTAGGTGGTGGTGGCGGTGCTGGTGGTTATCGACAAGGCACAGGATTCCCTGTTTCCGCTGGTGTTGCGTACACGGTTACAGTAGGCGCTGGTGGTTCTGGTGGAACAACGGGGCCTAATGTTTCTGCTGTTAATGGAAGCAACTCAGTTTTTGGAAATGCTCCTAATGCAGTTACATCTGCTGGTGGTGGCAGAGGCGCATCATCTGGCGCACCAAGTCCATTATTAGGTTGCGCTGGCGCTGGTGGTTCTGGCGGTGGTGGGGCGTCAAATTACAATAATTCCCCTGCGGCGTCTCTCCCCGGCGGTGCAGGAAATACACCAACTACATCTCCATCGCAAGGCAACAATGGTGGTAATGGTGGTGGTTTCTCAATTCCTTGTTGTGGCATATTAGGAGCGCAAGGGGGAGGCGGTGGTGGTGCAAGCGCAATTGGTGGCAGTGCTCCCGGTACTAATGCAAACGGGCGACCCGGTGGCGCAGGCTCCGCCTCTACAATTAGTGGCGCATCAGTAACTTACGCAGGGGGTGGAGGCGGTGGCGGATGGGGTTGCAATATTGGCGACTCTGGTGGCTCTGGCGGTGCTGGTGGTGGCGGTGCTGGTGGTGGAAAAAACCAAGTAGGCACGGCAGGCACAGCTAGTTTGGGCGCTGGGGGTGGCGGTGGTGGTGGAACTTCTACACCTTTTGGTGCCGTAGTTGGCGGTGCTGGCGGTTCAGGTATTGTCATCATTAAATACTTACAACCCACAACCAATACCGTTTTTGACTTCAACGCATCTACGATTTGGAAATGCCCCACAGGTATTAACTCTATTGACTACCTAGTAGTTGGCGGTGGTGGCGGTGGTGGTGGCACAACGGCTGGCCCATCAGGTGCAGTAACTGGTGGTGGCGGAGGCGGTGCTGGGGGCTTCCGTATTGGCTCTGGCTTTGCTGTGACGCCCGGCTCTAACTACATCGTTACTATTGGCGCTGGCGGTAGAGGGGGTAATTTTAACGCCTCAAGTCCCACTACTATTGGTGCAAATGGTGTTGCTTCTAGTTTTGTAATTTCCCCCGGCGCTTCGCCAACTATTATTGAATCTGCTGGTGGTGGTCGTGGTCGTGGTGACGGGAATCCTGTTGCTACGCCTGTAGGAAATGGCGGTTCTGGTGGTGGAGGTGGTTCAGCAACAGTTACTGCTGGAAATGGAAATATTCCTTCTGTATCTCCAGCGCAAGGCAATAATGGCGGAACTGGCTTATCCCCTCAGCAACTTGCTGGAGGTGGAGGTGGCGCTGGTGCTGTTGGCGGTAGTGGAGTTGCTCCAATTACAATTGGGTCAGGAGGTGCTGGAACTGCTTCATCAATCACTGGCTCATCTGTAACTTATGCTGGTGGCGGTGGTGGCGGTGGTCTAGGGCCAAGAACGCCATCAACAGGGGGCGCTGGTGGAGGCGGGGCTGGTGGATTTGCAAATGCGTCGCCCAGTCCACTTGGTTCACTATCTGTTGCTGGAACCGCTTTTACGGGCGGCGGCGGCGGCGGCGGCGGATTTTCTGCGTCTCCAATCCCCGGCACTTACGGCGCTGGTGCGGCAGGTGGTTCTGGTATTGTTATTTTTAAAGCTGTGGGGTAATCATGGAACGTGAGTTTTATCAGTTATATGGTATTGACACTGCGATGCACTTGTTGCGTCCCGGTGCAAAATGGGAAATCTCCAACACAATGTTCACTCGTTGGGATGATCCTCGACCTTGCCCAACCATTGAAGAAGTGCATGAAGTGATGGAAAAGATCAAGGCGTTTGAGAGCACCATTGACACAGTGTTTACTGAAGCTCAATTAAAAGAACTTCGTGGTCAACATGACATGATTAGCAGGGCTGTGAACGCATGAACATGTTTAACCTATTCCCCACGCCCGTGGCTTTTTCCAAGTTTGAAAGAGAACTGACGGAAGAAGAGCTTGCGTTCTTTAAGAACCAAGAGCAAAAGCCTAATCAGGGGAATACAACAAGCGCTGACAGGAAGATACTTGAACACGCTTTGATGGCTGATGTTTGTGCTTCAATTCAAAAAGCGATTGATACATACTTCCAAGAGGTTTATCGCCCTAAGTTTGATGTCAAGTTACGGATCACACAGTCATGGATGAACTACTCAGAGCCGGGGCAATTCCACCACAAACACGCTCATCCAAACTCATTCTTGTCAGGATGCTTTTACCCACAGGCAAACAAAGAACTTGACAAGCTGTACTTCTTCAATGAGCCGTATCACCGCATTAGGATTCATTCAGAGGATTTTAATGTCTACAATTCTGATTCTTGGTGGTTGCCTGTTGGTACTGGTGATATTGTGATCTTCCCATCATCTTTAACTCACATGGTTGAAAAAGTCGAAGCAAAAGAAACACGCATCAGCCTCTCGTTTAATACGTTTCCTGTTGGCTATGTTGGCAACGACGACTCTTTGACTGGGTTGCACCTGTAATGCAAAAGAATCTACAAGACTACGTTAAGGTTTACAACGGCTTTTTGGATGATAAGCTGTGTGACTCTGCTGTTGAGAATCTTAAAAGCATTCACTTTCAACAGCATCAGTTTTATGATGCAAAAAACAACTCATATCTTAGCTACGATAAAGAGCTGTCAATTTCGCATGGAAACATTCCTGAGAAAACTGCAATCCAAGAACGGTTTTGGTACGCCATTCGTGACTATTTGAACGAGTTTAAATTTAAATGGTACAACGGTTGGAATGGGTATTCGGAAATTCGCTTCAACAGGTACGACACCAATACGCAGATGGAGTTGCATTGCGACCACATCCACAGTATGTTTGATGGTCAGCGCAAGGGTATACCAATCCTAAGCGTTCTTGGAGCGTTAGATGATGGCTACAAGGGTGGAGAGTTTGTGATGTGGGAAGATACTGTGATTGAGATGCCAAAAGGCTCTGTTATGGTGTTCCCATCTAATTTTATGTACCCCCACAAAGTAAATGAAATCACTAAAGGCGTAAGGCATAGTGTGGTTTCGTGGGTTTTTTAATCGGAGATATGTAATGGCACATTTTGCTGAACTCGACTCAAACAACACGGTTTTGCGTATTGTTGTTGTTAAAAATGCAGACACCGCAGACGCTAAAGGCGTTGAAAAAGAATACATTGGTGCGGCATACTGCGAAAGGCTCTTTGGGGGTCGTTGGGTGCAGACCTCGTACAACGGTTCTATTCGTGGTCGTTACGCTGGCGCTGGCATGATTTACAACGAAGAACACAATGTTTTTACAGGTGTCAAACCTTACCCATCATGGGTTTTTGACAGCACCACAAAAGACTGGGCGGCTCCTACTGCAAAGCCTAATGATGGCAAGCAGTACGACTGGAGCGAGTCAACTTTGTCTTGGGTTGAGAAAGTTGCTGAGTAATGTCTTCCAGCTTTGCAACAAGCTACTATTTTTCTTCGGCGGTCTACACTGCCGAGGAACCTCAGTTTTTGGATGAAGCCAAAACTGTTGTTGCGGACTACCTAAAGAACTCTGTAAAAAGCCCTGACGGTTTGCTCATTCAAACAGGAAGTATGTTTGATGGTCGCTTAGAAGGTTTGATTAAACACATAGCCCAGTCTGGTTGGAATATTTTAGACAGCCAAGGCTACGATATGAGAGACAAGAGCACAAATCTCATGGAGTTTTGGGCGCAAGAGCATCAAAAGCATTCAGGTATGGATGAGCACATTCACGGTGCAGGCGCTCAGTTGGTTGGGTTTTACTTCCTTGATTGTCCTGACGAAGAGGCGAGGATTGTTTTCTCAGACCCAAACCAAGCCAAGAAGCAGATTAACCTGCCACAGAAAGACATTAGTCAGGTAACGCTTGGAACCACGATGGTAAACTTTCAGCCAAAGCCGGGTCTTTTAATTATGACCAACGCTTGGGTTCCGCATCTGTTCACCCGCAACAGATCTGACAAGCCGTTTACGTTCATTCACTTTACGATTGGCGTTGAGAAGGCTTTGCCGCCCCCGCCCCCTGCCGAGGTGATATGAACACGTACAAGATCAGGTTTAACAAAAGCAGAGGCATGGAAGGTCGTGGTTCTATGGATCACGTCTGGCGCGTCTTTGAAAACGACAAAGAGCTTCTGTTCAAGAACCTTGACATCACCGTCCCCGTCAAAAGCGAAAAAGATGCTAACGGGGTAGACTACAACATCACTTGCCAAGGCTATTTGACAATGGATCGAGACACATCCACCGCAGTCATAACAGCCACGGTCAAGGAACTAGAGCCTGCATGATGTGGGACTGGGCTGAAGCATTCATTGCCGCAGCCTGTATAGTGGCCTTCGTCATCTATGGCACGTACATAATTGCATGGACTTTGGTGTGATGAATGCGTTGGCTCATTCTGTTACTGCTGTTGGGGCTAGTTGGAGCCGTAGCCAAGAATGGTTGTTATGTGCGCGAGTTCTATGGAATTGGTTACACAATCCACAACCCATCCGAGCGCCATCAACAAATGATTGCGTGGCTAAAGAACAATGCACAGTATTGCAAGTCAGAAGATTATGTAGTAATTTGGAACAACCTGCCTATGTGGGCGGGTACAGCAGATTCGGCAGAAGCAAGAACGTTAATTTTGCGTGGATATGAAGAGGCGCTTAAACGTGAAAAGAAATGAAGATCAGCTACGACAAGTGGTATCCGATTGTCCAGCCTCAAACCAGTGTGCAGACAGAAGCGTTTGCAAAACGGGTGGAAAGGCTTGACGCTGAACGTGCTTTAAACACACAAATAGCGCAACAGGTAAAGAAGTTCCATCAGTACGAGTACGAGATTTATGAATACAGGATGCGGCAGATCACAATAAACATTGACATCACCAACCTTAAACGCGAGATTGACAAACTTGTATGACCAGAAAACCGATACCCAGACCGGTCAAGAAACCTGTTCCGGACACGAGGGACAAGCTGACGCTGTACGTCACGCTCATGGTAAGCACAACCCTGTGTATCTCCGTATTGGCAATGGTAATCAGCTTTATGTTGGGTCTGTGGGCCAAGGAAGTGGACAACGCAGAAATTTTCAAGATGATTTCACCCGCTTTTTCTACTCTTATAGGCGGCATGATTGGGTTCCTGTCTGGTATCAAACTCATGCAAAATGACGATTCTAAAAAGTCAGAAGCACCCTGCAAGGAAAAATGATGGCACAGTTTGAACCAGCCTTTGAGCAAATGATTAGAGACGAGGGCGGCTACGTCCTACACGAAGTACCCGGCGACACGGGTGGTATGACCTATGCGGGCATTGCTAGAAACAAGAATCCGCAGTGGCCCGGCTGGGCGCTGGTAGACAAGAAAGAAATGGGCGGTTCCTTAACACCTATGGTGCGTGAGTTCTACCGTGTTGAGTTCTGGGACAAGATGCGGGGTAACGAGATTAGTAACCAAGAGGTGGCCAATACCATCTTTAACTTTGGTGTAAACGCAGGCATGGGCATGGCTGTAAAGCTGGCGCAGCTTGTGGTGGGCGCTACTCCTGACGGCGGTATCGGTGCTAAAACTGTAGAGAAACTCAACCAAATCACGGACGGCCAACGGTTTAAAGAATCCTACGCCTTGGCCAAGATTGCCCGTTACGTTGAGATATGCAACAAAAATCCTGCGCAGGTTAAGTTCCTCAAAGGTTGGATTAACCGTACGTTGAAAGGTCTAGCATGAGCTTGCTTGCCGTTGGATCAATCATTGAAGCCGTGGGTAAGGTTGCTGGCGACCTAATTACCACTGACAAAGAAAAGATGGAAATGGAGATTGAGCAACGAAAGCTTGATCTTGAAGAGAAACGCATCAATCAGGCTACAGACCTAGCCCAGATTGAGGTCAACAAGATCGAAGCGGCGTCCAGTAGCGTGTTTGTCAGCGGCTGGCGTCCTGCCATCGGTTGGATTGGCGTGGCGGCTATGGGGTATCAGTTTCTTCTGTATCCGCTTTTTCAGTGGTGCTGGAAGTACTTGCAGGCTATGGGCTGGGTTCCAGTGGGCATGGATCCTCCTCCGGTACTAGACGCAGACCAGCTATGGGTGATATTATCAGGCATCTTGGGCATTGCCGGTATGCGTTCTTTTGAGAAGACCAAAGGCGTTGCCAGTAAATAAAGGTAGCCCATGCCGCTTAAAAAACTAACCCTGAAGCCGGGTGTAAACAAAGAAAACACCCGCTATACCAACGAGAACGGTTGGTACGTTTCCGACAAGATGCGGTTCCGTCAGGGTACGCCCGAAAAAATTGGCGGCTGGGTACGTATTTCTGCGTACACGTTTCTGGGTGTTTGCCGTTCTTTGTGGAATTGGATTACTTTAGGTGGTTTAAACCTTGTTGGTGTAGGCACTAACTTAAAGTTCTACATTGAACGAGGCGGTGCTTATTACGACATCACGCCTATCCGGGCCAGCAGCACAATTAACAATAATCCGTTTGTAGCTACAAATGGCTCGGCCATTATCACTGTTACAGACACAGCGCACGGTGGCGTAACGGGCGACTTTGTAACGTTTAGTGGGGCTGTAGGTCTTGGTGGAAACATCACGGCAACGGTCTTGAATGCCGAGTATCAAATCTCAGTAATAAACGCTAATAGTTATACATTTACAGCGTCAGCTACGGCAAATGCCACAGATGTTTCTGGTTCTCCTGGTGGTGGGGCTTCTGTTGTAGCGGCGTATCAAGTCAATGTAGGCCCAGAATATGCTATTCCTTTGGTTGGATGGGGTGCTGGCTCTTGGGGGTCTGGTACTTGGGGTGTTGGTAGTACATCAACTTTCTCTATGCGTATTTGGAACCAGCAAAACTTTGGCGAAGATTTAATCTTTGGCCCTCGCGGTGGGGCGCTGTATTACTGGGATGCAACAAACGGCGTAACTACTCGCGGCGTTTTAGTTTCTAGCTTGGTGGGGGCCAGTGATGTTCCATTGATGCAAGACTTCTTGATTATCTCCGATGCTAGTCGGTTTGTATTTGCGTTTGGAACTAACGACTACGGCAGTTCAACAAAGAACCCAATGTTAATCCGCTGGTCAGATCAAGAGTCTGTAGTAGATTGGGCAGTAGCAGCAACTAACCAAGCAGGTAGTACCCAACTGTCGCACGGTTCTGAAATTATTACAGCTGTCCAGACCCGCCAAGAGATCATAGTATTTACTGACTCGGCACTTTATTCTTTGCAATATCAAGGGCCACCAGTCGTTTGGAGCACCCAATTATTAGGCGATAACATTTCTATTATTGGCCCCAATGCGGCTGTTGCGGCATCTGGTGTTGTGTACTGGATGGGCGTAGAAAAGTTTTATAAATACGATGGTCGTGTCCAGACTTTGCGTTGTGATCTTAAGCAGTACATTTTCCAAGACATTAATTTATTGCAAGCCGAGCAGATTTGTTCTGGAACTAACGAAGGCTATAACGAAGTTTGGTGGTTCTATTGCTCTGCCGGAAGCAATGTAATTGACTTGTACGTTACTTACAACTACTTAGAAGACGTATGGGCCTATGGGACTATGGGCCGTACAGCTTGGCTTGATTCTGGTCTTCGCGCCCACCCAATAGCGGCCACATATAGCTATAACATCGTTGAGCATGAGAGCGGCAATGATGACAACGTAAGCGGAACACCTGTAGCTATTAACGCAATTATTGGCTCTGCCGAGTTTGACATTGATGACGGCGACCATTTTGGCTTTGTCTGGAGGATGCTGCCCGACATTACATTCCGAGGATCAGACAATGCGTCACCTAATGTGACTATGACCTTAATCCCCATGCAGAACTCTGGCTCTGGGTATAACGATCCCATCTCTTTGGGTGGCAATTCAAGCGCTACGATTACACGCACGGCTACTGCTGTTATTGAAGAGTTTACGGGTCAGGTGTACGTCAGGGTGCGTGGCCGTCAGATGATCTTGCAGGTTGAGTCTAACCAGCTTGGGTGTGCTTGGCAGTTAGGCAGTCCTCGTATTGACATCAAACAAGACGGCAGAAGGGGTAACTCATGATTGTTATCTCTGATTTTGAAATCAACCAAGTTGCTTCGCCTAACTTACCACTGGCTCCAATAGAGTATGAGCGGCAATATGCTGACCAACTTAACAACGTTTTGCGTCTGTACTTTAACAGGGTCGATGCAATTCTTGACCAACTAAAAACAGACGAGATTATCCCTGCATTGACTAACTACACGGTGTCTACACTGCCTAGCGCAGTTACTTCTGGTTTAGGTGCAAGATCTTTTGTAACAGATGCACTAGCTCCAACATTTGGGGCAACAGTGGTGGGTGGCGGGGCAGTGGCTGTACCTATATATTCTGACGGAACAAATTGGAAGGTCGGATAATGGCAGTAACAGACGCAGACATTCTTGGTTGGCTAAACGCTAATCCCGATGCGGACGACACGCTAATTGCTACCACTATGCAGGCGGCGGGGGTAACTCCGGAGCGGATGTCGCAAGTAACTAACACGGACTTAGGCAGTATTCAGTCTCGGTACGACGCCGCTTTGGGCATTGCGTCGCTCCCTGCCGCCGCCCCCGTTACACAAGAAGTTGATTATTCTGCGCAACAGTTTCAGCCAGATGTATATTCTCAATCAACTTATGACAGCCCCAACACTTCTGTAAACAATACGCAAGTTGCGGATGTATACACATCGGATACATACACACCGGATACATACACACCAGATACGTACACACCGCCGACTGGAATTGCTACCCTTACAAACAACACGCAAGTTGCGGATACAACTCAAGCTCAAACCCAAACTCAAGCTACTAAAGTAACCGATGCCGACATCCTTGGTTGGTTTAATGCTAACCCCGGCGCAGACGACGCCACTATTGCTAGGGTAATGCAGGAAGCTTCTGTGTCGCCAGAACAACTGGCAAGGGCTACTAACACTAACTTAGCTGATGTTCAGACTAGGTATGACGCGGCTATTGCTAATGACGATACAACGCAAACACAAACACAAACACAGCCAGCAGCGGTTGATCTGTCTAAAGCAGTTGACCTAAACAACGGCACGTTCTTAACTAATACTGGCGCGATTGTTAACTCTGAAGGTAGCGTAATTAAAGATACTGGCTCTGCTGCTACGACTACGTTAACCCAACAAATTCTTTCTCAAAACTTAACAGACAAATGGACGGGTGAAGGTAAGGGCACTGCGCAAGCAAACGCCGCTGATATGGCAAGCATTTTGGCCAGTATTGATATTACCGACATTAAAGATTTTGGTGTTGTTCCTGTTTACACACCAGTCCAAGAAATTGGCAAAACGTATAACGGGCAGTATGTTAGAACTGTTACCGATGAAGATACTGGTAAAACTACTCAAGTTATTAGTGTACCTTCAGGGCAATATGACTCAGAAGGCAATGAATATTATAAATCAGTAGAAGTTCCAGCAGGGGCAAAGCTAACAACCTTGTATGGTCAAGACAACGGCAATGGTGAATTGGAAGCAATTGACCCATCAAAACTTAAAACAGTAGACGGCAAACTTGTAGCCGATACAGGGCAAACAACCTACGGCAACAAAAAGACTGGGGAAGCTGTTCCTAGTACTTATGGTGAGCGACAAACAGGAAATGCTTTTGGCGGTACGTTTGATGGCAGTGGGAACACTGGCTATCGAGTTCAATTCACTCCTGACGGCACGCCAATCTTTTATACAACGTACGCAACTTCTAATGATCTTGCTATCCTTATGCAAGACCTTGGCCCGATTGGTCAAATTGGTTTGGCGTTGGCTACGGGTGGTCTGTCTATACCCCAACAAATTGCGGCTAATTTAGCTGTAAATGTTTTAAGTGGTAAAGATATTGGGGATGCAATTAAGGGCGCTGCAATCAGTTTTGCTGGCGCTCAAATCCCCGGCATGGATTTTATGGGGGAGGGAGCTTCATTTATTAAAGACCTTGGATTGCCAGCGGGTGTTACAGACAGTTTAACTAAAGGCTTTCAGAACGCCGCAGTTTCTGCTGGCACTGCGTTGCTTAGTGGCCAAGATGTTGGCGAAGCTATGACTAGAGGTTTTGTTACCGGTGGTGTTAACGGTGCTGTTAATTCGCTTTTAGGTAATATTGAAGGGTTTGGCGACCTGACTGACACTCAGAAAAAGTTGGTTACTAACGCTGTAACAGGCGTAGTTTCCGGCAAACCTTTAGACCAGATTGTTATCAATAGCGCTATTACTGCGGCTAACTCAGCCATTGCCGACGCTAAAAGTACAAGTACAAACACAGAAGATACGCTAACTAAAGCTGGGTTAGTAGACGGCAATGCTGCAACAGATGCCGACACTATTACCTCACTCCTTGCCAATAAGGATGTTGTTTCGTCTATTGGTAGCGATGCAGTTACAACCCCGGACACATTAAACCTCGGCGGTGCGGATGCGCTTGCAAAAACTCTTACAGACGCTAGTACGCTTATTGATACTGAGTTTGGTGACCTAAAAGGCGCGCAAGATAAAAACGCCGCAAACGACCAACTGCGGGATACGATTAGAACCAGCAGTAGCTTTAATGATGCGTATGCGCTAGCACGTAAAGAACTTGGCGCGAATAAAACATTTGATTGGTTTAACCCCAAGACAGGCAAAGTAGAAAGCTTTAGCACCGCTACAAAAGAAGAACGCCCAGATTTAAACGTTACCGCCGGTGACAAAGCAATTGCTGCTTTAAACGCATCTAATTTATCTACAGTAACTGACGCATCCAGTACAGTTGCAGCACAGGGTGATACGGCTGCTAGAACACTTGCTGCTGCGCCAGATCAAAACTCGGCTGAAACTAAACGTCTAACAGCATTAAATAATTCTTTAGTATTAGGTAACGCTCCTAACCAATCAACGGCAGAAACCGCAAGACTTGCTGCGCAGAACAAAACTGCCAAGCTGTCGGCTGAAGAATCTGACAGTGCAATTACGTCCGTGTTTAAAAACGTAACGGGTACATTATCCGCAGCCGCAGGTGAACAAGCATCCGCACTTGAGGGCGCTCTTAAAGCTAGTGGAGCTATTGGCAAAAACAGCCTTCTTGCGGGTATGGCAAACGGTTTGACTTCTTACGGAGCAAATAATGTTAGTACCAAAGCTCAAGAGCAAGAACAAGGGTTTGTAACTGAGATTGCTAAAGCTGGTAACACTGGAAATTTCTGGTCTGACGCTGGCGCTAAATTAAAAGTCCTACCTTCAGCCATTATTAACAACCCAATTGGTTTTGGTTACGCTGTAGTTAAAGAAGGTATCCAAGAAGTTATTCCAATTTTGACTGGCGCTACTGCGGCTAAGTGGGGCGGTAAATTTATAGGCTTTGCTGCCGACGCTATTGTTAACGGGGTTGAAGCTGGCGGCGCAGGATACAACGGCACTGTGGCAAAGGCCGAAAAAGCCGGTATGAGTGAAGCAAATGCACATGCTGCGGGTCAAAAAGCGTTTGTTGCTTCCGCCACTGTAGCTGCGGTGCTTGGCCCTATTGTTGATGCTCCGTTTATTAAACGGGCCGCGGGTGACGTAGTTGAAAAAACAACTCTTAGTACAGTAGGTAAATCAGCGGCTAAAGAAATGCCGCTAGAGTATGTAGAAGAAGGCGCAGCCCAAGGCTTTGAAGACTATTTTGCTACCGGCAAGGTCAACGTAAATAACATTTTGACGGGTGCAACCGCTGGCGCTGCTGTTGCTGGACACACTGTAGCTTCTATTCAGTTGGGCGAAATGGCGCTGAGTAAGGTAGAACAAGCGGCTTCTTCTGAAATACTTACTTCCGTAGCTGGCGATAAAGCCGGTGAGTTGCAGACTCAAGTTGCAAGCACTCTTGCAAATACTAAAAACTTGTCAGACGCCGGTACGCAGATTGCAACTACGATGCAAGACGCAGGCATGAACGTTAACCAAGCTCAGTCGGTTGCCAATACTGTTGTGGCCGAGGCGGTTGTTCATAACCTTACAAAGACTAGCGGCGCAGATACTAAGTTTAGTGTTGATAATTTAAACGCGCCTGTTGGCTTTGATACAGACGGCAATGCGGTCACAGTCGGTGATGTGCTTGGTTCTAGCGTAACGGGTAAAGGCCCTGAATTTAAAGTCCAACCAGATGTAGTTATTGGCACTGCGGGTGATGGTAAACCCTTAACAATCGGCGATTTGACTGGTTTAAAGGCTAAAGATACCCCTATCACAACCGATGCAAAAGCAACTGCGGCTGCGGCGGATGCTAAATCAGATGTTGTTGCTGCCCTAGAAACTGCGGGACTGTCTGAGACTAAAGCCGACACACTTGCAGACGTACTTGCTGATACCAAGTCTGATGTAGATACTAAGGCTGACACAGCTACAGATACCAAGCTAGACACCAAGCTAGATACTAAGGCTGACACAGCTACAGACACCAAGCTAGATACTAAGGCTGACACAGCTACAGACACTAAGCTAGACACCAAGCTGGACACTAAGGCTGACACAGCTACAGACACCAAGCTGGACACTAAGGCTGACACAGCTACAGACACCAAGCTAGATACTAAGGCTGACACAGCTACAGACACTAAGCTGGACACTAAGCTAGACACCAAGCTGGACACTAAGCTAGACACCAAGCTGGACACCAAGCTGGACACCAAGCTGGACACAGACGTAGACACAGACACAGACACAGACTTAGACACGGACACAGACACAGACACAGATACTAAAATAACTACCGATTTACCTAATATTGAAGAAGTAGAAAAAGTTATTGACGACTTAGACGATGACGTAATTGACAAGGTTACTACCCTGATAGATGACCCAATTGTTGATAAAATTATCAATGATCCAACCAAACAGCCGCCGCCTAAGCCGCCTAAGAATCCAAAGGTTCCAAGCAAAATTACGGGTTTAACTTGGCCTCAAGCCACTGCATTGGCATCGTCTTTTGGTACGGCTCAGTTGGCCAACGTGTTCTATTACGGCAAAGACTTTGGCTCTAAGAAGCAAAAGGTCAGCAAGTCAGGCAAGTTGGAGCAAGAAGAGTACAAAGCGCTGAGCGTCACCAAAGCCGGTGCTGAGGGTGAAAAAATCGAGGAAGAAGAGCTTGCTCGAAAAGACAAAACCGACGAAAATGACGTCGAAGAATTGCTTAAAAAGATTGAAGGGTCAAGTGACAACGCTGCGACCCCCGAAGAAATTGCAGAAATCATAAGGCAAGGAGCCTAACATGGGTGATGAAATTGACTGGAGTGTTGACGACACTAACTTTGATTCCTATTCTACGGATGGTGGAACTATAGGTTACGGTGACGACGTAGGTTACTCTGACACCGGTGAAGATGTGCAGTCTTGGCAGAACGTATCTACTACGGGTGACACCACATCCGGTAATATGTTTAATACTTCAGACCTTACAAAGTTGTTTGAAAAATCCCCCGTACTTTCTGGCTTGCTCAAGACTCTAGGCGCTGCTGGTATTGGCTCGTTAGCCGACAAATTAATGGGTGTAACAGGTGGCCCCGGCGGTTACAAAGGTAGCATCCCTAATTTAGTTGCGTCACGTCAGCAGTACGCAGTGCCTATGACCGGCCCCGCTGGTACGTATAACCCTTCTGATAGCGAGATTCGTGACTACATAACCCGTCCCGGCATGAGTGATGCTATGGTTGCTCGCGGCATGAACGAATTTGGTATTAGCCCAGACCGCATTGCAGGTATTACAGGACTCCCAGCAGCAACCGTAAACCAGCGCTATCAAGCAGCTTTAGGGCCAAACATGATGGCTCGCCGACCCGGTTCAGGCGGTGTTACATACTTCAGCCCAATGCAGTATTCTAAGGCTGGCGCGGCTCCCGTTAAAGAAGAAGCTGTTGTTGACCCTGCTCCTGTAGAAGTTGCGGCGGCTGGCGGTCTAATGGGTTACGCAGGTGGCGGCATTGCCAATCTGGGCGGTTACTCAGATGGCGGTCGGTTACTCAAAGGCCCCGGTGATGGCGTGTCTGATAGCATCCCAGCTATGATTGGCAAAAGACAACCTGCTCGGTTAGCCGACGGTGAATTTGTAATCCCAGCACGTATTGTTTCTGAACTAGGCAATGGCTCAACAGAGGCTGGTGCGCGTAAACTATACGCAATGATGGACAGAATTAAGAAGGCCCGTAGAAAGGCCAAAAACATTGCTGCTGATACTAAATCAGACAAGCACTTACCCGCTTAAGGAACGACTATGGCTACACCTGCACCTAATAGCACCGCTGCTTCAGCACTGCCCGCCGCTGGCGGCACGTCGGAACAAACCCTATCTAATTACATAGGGCCGTATGTAACTAATATGCTGGGTAAAGCCCAAGCTATTTCTAACGAGCCGTATCAAGTCTATCAAGGCCCAATGACCGCAGGTACGTCTAACTTGCAAAACAAGGTGTTTCAAGGCTTAGGTAACCTCTCATTCCCCGGTAATTTGGGTCAAAGCTTTAGTTCTGGTATGGGTGGCCAGCCAGCAGTTATGCCTCAGCAAGGTGGCGGCCCAGTTTCTGCTGGCCCCGGCGCTATGCCCCCCATGGGTAATATGATATATACCTCAGGCCCACAAAACTCAACCGGCTACCTTTCATTTCCACCAGAGCCTCAAGGTATCGCTGGACTAACACCGCCACAAACATCTCAACAGCCTAGCAACATTGCACAGTCGTACATGAACCCGTACTTGGAATCTGTACTTGCTCCACAGATGGAAGAGATGCGCCGTCAGTCTAAGCTGAACCTACAACCCGGATTAGCCAAGCTTACACAAGCTGGTGGTTTTGGTGGTGGTCGTCAGGCTATTATGGAATCTGAAGCAGCCCGTAATCTGTTGTCTGAGCAAAACAAAACTGTCGGCCAAGGGTACGCAAGTGCGTACGATAAAGCCATGGGTCAGTTTAATACTGAGCAAGGCCAATCTAAAGACTTGGTCAATATGCTGGCTAACGCAGGTGCAGCAGAACGTGGTATCGAGCAAGAAGGCATCACTGCCGACTACAATGAATTCTTGGCGCAGCGCGACGACCCAATGAAGAAGACTCAGTACTTGCAGTCCATGTTGCAAGGTCTGCCTATCTCTACTGTAACTAATACACCCCTGCCTAAGTCTGGCATCGGTCAGTTGGTTGAAGCTTTTGGTGGTATGACACAGTTGGAAGATGCGTTGAAGAAACTTAAACTCGGTTAAGGGTAGCAGTATGAATTTAATTCAAGTACAAGACAGACTTAACAAGCTGCCACCCCTGCCTCAGTCAATCCAGTATTTGACGGCGGCGGCTCAAGGAGGTAACCCACAAGTGCCTCCATTTATGGCGCTTGCTCGTATTAGCGAAATCAATAAAGAGATGCAGTCGGCGCAGAATCAGTCGCAGCCACCTGCCGAACCTTTAAATCAAAGCCTGCCTAAACAAGCCCTGCAAAACATGGGTATTGGTGCTTTAGGTCAAGGACAACCCATGCCCCAACAAGGTATGCCTCAAGGTGCTCAACCCGCGCCGCAACAAGCGCCCCAAATGCCTCCTCAGCAAGCACCGCAACAAGGGGCTCCTCAACAAGTTATGACGGCAGCAGATGGTGGCTTAATGAGTCTCCCCGTCGATGACAGCATGTTTGAGTACGGCTCTGGCGGTATTGTTGCTTTCCAAAGTGGTGGGCTTAATAAAACAGAGGAGGCCCCCGCTGAAGAAGTTGCAGTTGCTGAAGAAGCCGCAGTTGAAGACGAACCCGGTTACGACGCGGAAGCAGAGTTGAAGAAACTCATGCCGCAAATTCAAGCGCTAATGAAACAAGGCGTACGCCCCGTGCGGTCACGAACAGACATTGAATCTAAGTTAACCAAAGATTACGGTGTTGAAGGGGGCCCAATTGGTAAAAGTTATTTAGAAGGTCTTGGCTCGTTAAAAGAAGCCAAAACAGCCGAGCGTGCTTTACAACAAGCAGACATTGAGCAACGCGAAAAGATGGCTGTGGCTAGGGCTTTAGCCGACTGGAGTGAAGGCTCTCGTGGGCAAAAAGGTCTTGGTGGGCTCAATGCGTTTACTCGCTCCTATACCGGCTCCGCTGAAAAGTTAATGGGTGAAAAAGCTGATTTGCGTGAAGACGCGATCAAGCAAGACTCGTTAATAAACGAAGCTAAGTACAAGTTGCAAGCCCTGCGTCAAGCGCAAAAAGACGGTGACATTAAAGCGGAACAAAAAGCCGACATTGACTTGGCTAAAATTGCTAAAGACTTGGGCGTGTCTAAGAATAATCTTATGGCTCGACTGGTTACGGGTAACCTTAACCTCATGGGCAAGTACGAGACTGCTCAAGCTTCACGCGATGTTGCCGCTACTAGAGCCGCAAACAAAAACGCTGCTGGTAAAACACCTAGAGAAACGGATCAGCAAAGGGGTGTAAGAGCTATTGCTGCGGGTTTAAAAGAAAAATTCCCAAACATGTCTGAAGCGGAAATTGAAGCTTTGGCAACTAACCTTTACAGACAGTCGGCTGCCGCACCTGCTGTTTCTGCCCGTGAAAGAAAAGACATAAACGAAGACTGGCGTAAGCATCAGTTTACCGTCCCTTACCTTGACGCTAAAGATAAAGATGCGTACGAACGTGAGTGGAGAAGAAAGTGGATGGCGGCTAACCCCGATGCGGCCCCCGCCGCCGCTCCAGCGGCAAAAGCAGGTACGGCAGACAACCCAATAAAAATTAAGTAAGGTAGGCAATGCCAATCTACGAATACAAAGGTCTGCATTATGATATTGATACAGACGATGCGGCTGCGGCTAAGGCAAAAATCCTTGGGTTTTTAGGAAGTCAAGGCCAACCTGCTCCCGCCCCTGCCCCCGTTGCTGCCCTAGCTCCCGCTCCTGCTCCTGCTCCCGCACCTGAACTCGATGCAGAAACTCAAAAACTTGCACGTTTAGCGGCTAACCCCCCAGCCGCACAAAATATAAATCCTGCTTTACGACCAACGCAGCAAGTAGCTCCTACTCCAGCTACTCCAATAGCACAAAAGCCCGCAGCCCAATCGTTCTTGCCACCACCCGCGCCTAAGCCAGAACCGGACAGAAGTTTTTCTCCGATTGAAGAAGCTTCAAAGGCGGTTGTTAGTGCGGCTACTATTGGCATCCCAAGTTCAGTTGAGCAGTTTAAACTGGCCGGTAGTGCCGATGTTCTTGGTAATACCATCCAACGTTTGCAACTACTAGACCAGATTGACAAAGGGCAAATCAAGTCTCCCAACGAGCTGCCCCGTGACCCACAAGCACGTATGTATTTTGCTTCTAACCCAGAAGTACGTGGTCGACTACGGGATTCAATCACTAAAGACCTAACTAATAATAAAGAGTTTGTAAACGCCTCACTTGGCTTGCTGTCTCAGTACCAACGCGAAAACCAAAAGTACAAGCCACGGCAAGAAAAAGTTTTAGAAGTTGAGAGCGCCGCCGATTTTGGTAATTGGCTAGCCAGTAGCATTGGTTCTGGTGCGGTGTACGCCATACCTTCTATCATTGCTGCGATCACTACAAAACAACCGGGCTTGCTTGCTTTGGGAACTGGTATGGGCTACAGCGAAGCTGTTAGCAACCGCCTTGAAGCAATGGCTGCGGAACTTAAAACTTTACCACCAGAAGAAAGAGCCGCTCGTGTAGCCCAAAGGCTACAAGAAACCGACGACGTTAATTTAGCCGTTGCAATTAGTTCTGGCGCATTAGATTTAGTGCTTGGCCCTGCGGCTAAAGTAGCTAAAGAAGGCGTTAAAGGTTTTATAAAATCGGCGGGCCGCGCAGGTGCGGCTAAAGAATTAGTTAAAGAATTTCCCAAACAATTCGGTCAAGAGTTTGTAGCCGGTGCTGGTCAAGAAGGCGCACAGGCCGCAGGTAAAGTTCAAACTGGCGAGCGTAAAAACTTTGCTACCTTGCAAACCGCCAAAGAAATGTTTGAATCTGGCGCAAAAGAAGGCGTTGGTTCTATTGCTCCTACAGCAGGTCTGGGCGCTATCAACATAGCTACAACGCCCGGCGCTCCAAAAGCAGCTACGGAAGAAAAAGAAAAAATCGAGCCAATTTTTGAGTCAGAAACAGAACAGGAACAACCTGCGCCCCCCGTTGATAAACGCCAAGCACTTAAAGACGCCTTAGCTAAACGTAGAAAACCTGCGGCTGAGGAACAATCTGCGCCCGCTACGGTGGTATCGGAAGCTGCTCCTATTAAAGAACAAGCAACACCAGAACAAATTAAAGAAGCCGCCGCTATATTAGAGCGTCGTGGATTTGATCCTGATGATGCTTTAAGAATAGCAACTGCTAGGCTTGGCGGAACACCAGAGGTTACACAGACAAATGCGCCTATTGAAGAGGGAGCGGAAGATGCTACAAAACCTATCAGTGAAGCAGGTGGAGAGAGCCCTGCGTTACCTGCACAATCAGCCGACAACGTTCCCACCACCACAGGAGTTAGAGAAGCTGAACGAGATGGAGTGGTTTCTACTAGACCGGATGTTGCAGAGCCTACTGAAGGAAAAGGAACTGAGCCCGTTGCAGTAACGGATGAAGAAGCGTACGCCAAACGTACCAAAGACGATCCAACCGCCCCTGCCTATAGCGATACTGATGCTCGTATTAAACGTATTGCTGACCGTTATGAACAGGCAGGTGATACAGGCACGGCTATGTTGGTTCGTGATATACCAAATAAACGTCGTCCTTCTCTTGTAGAAACAGCGGAGTTGGAAATTGACCAAGATCAAATATTTAAAGAACGAGCAGAAAAAGCATCTACTGAAACAAAAATAGAAACTAAAGGAGCCGACGTTGGCACTGAAACCACTGAAACCGTCAAAACAACGCAAGAAGGACAAGCGGCAT